AAAAGATTGGGCCTGTGGAATTTGAAATGGAAACGGTAAATGGCGTTCGCCAAGTCGCCAGAGATCCATCGGGCAATCCAATCCCAATTGATTTCAATACCCAACTGATGAGATCTCGCACTGGGAGTCTGGTACAAGAAGCTATTGGCAATCGCCCCTCTAGCTATCAGTATTCCGCTGGCGAAATGAATTTGAATGATGAAGGGATATGGGAAGGCTATCTTTCTCCAGATCTTATTGAACAAATCAAACGCAAGGGAGTTCTGAACCAAGAGCAAATTAGAATCATTGAAAACGTGAACTCGATGGTCAAAAATTTCAAAGGTGACGTTGCGTTGGTTATAAACCACCCCGCTACCAGCAGGAATAGAAAAGGCAAGCTTAACTACAAGACACTCAAGGCCACACTTAGACAAGTTGCCCCAGTATCGTGGAGCATTACAAAAGACGGGAATTTGATGCTTGGTCTTATGTCGGTAACTCAGTTGAAATCCAACGTGGATAACCGAATTGCTAGCAGTACTGGACAAAAACTATACCAAGGCAATCGGGCCAAGCTCATGGTTGATGTCGGAAGAGTGATGGAACTGCACAACAAGGGTCAGCGCACAGACTCATATTTTGACGAGCAGTATGGTGCAGCTAAAAGCCAGCAATATAAAAACTTCGTCAACTCAGTCTTTGGTTTGATCAGCAAGAAGCAAGGCGAAGCTAACCCAATCTTCTCCGAGGAAAACCTTCGTAGTGGCAATGGAGTGTACAAGACCTATCGTGCAGATCGCATTAGTCAGGCAACTAAGATGACTGGTGACAAGTATCCATTCCAGTATGACTTTGTCGTTCAAAACATGATGCCTAATGGCCTGCCTACTCTGGACGATCAAGGTCGCCCCGTAGCGCAAAACAGACTTCCTGATCAAGCAAGGCAGATGCCTGAAGGCCAAGGAACCATGGAGCAAGCCAAGCCAAGCTACCTGCCTGAGCCATCAACAAAAAGCTGGAATCCCAATCCTATTCAGGCGACTAATAAAATAGCAAAAGAAAAAGGGATACCAAACAAAATCACCAATGATGTTTTAAATCAACTTCAAGGAAAACCAATCGTGGTCGGGATGGCAGACCTTCTTGGGGCTGGGGGGCAAGTCCGGGGTGTAGATGTTACTGGTGGCCCCGGCTATCCTGTGCAAATGTTTGATCCTGAAAATCCATCAGAAATTACTGCTGTGTGGGCTTCTCAAGAGCAGGGAATTAAAGGCGTTCTTCAAAACATGGAGAAAACTAATTCAATCTGGACAGATGAAAGTGGACATCACTGGGCGATTTATGCACCACATACCATGTCTCAGGTTGCACATCGATCTAATGCTCAAACTCCACAAATTTACATTTCGAAAGTCAATGATATGGCTTCGCAAGGAGCATTGTCAAAAACATCTGCAATTGATATATCAAACCACATTAGAGAGAAGGTTCAATCGGCAAAAGACATGCCTGATATTGGAACATCAAAACTAAATAAGTTCATTGAAGATGCATCATTTGAGACAAGGGCGGCTATAATGCAAGAACTGACCACTACTAGATCAAGATCGATTGGCGCTCCATCACCAGAGTCTGTTTTAGCAGAATCAAGAGATATCCAATATCACGGAGTGGAAAAAAACGCACTAACCGGATTGCTGCTGATTGATATTGACAGAATGGCAAAACAAGATTCTTCTGGAAAATGGTCGTTAAGAGAGGATTTGAAAGCATCAGATTTCGGCGTGAAGTCTCATCCATCATACGATACCATTATGCCGGGTAGAGTTCTGGCTCATTTTGATAATCCTGTTCCATTCAATGTGGCCGCTCCAGAAATGATTCGCACAATGCGTGAGGCATCACCTAAAAGTCGCCCTGATTACTTACTAACAAAACTGCCAAGAGAAAAGGGCATTAAATTTCAGCCATTAACTGAAGATATTGCAAACGCGATCAATTCAGCTCAAGATATTGCTGGGAATGTCCCTTACATTAGGGAGGTAGTTAAAGCTACAAATGGTAATTGGAGAAAGTTCACTGGTGATTCTTCATTAAAGGGGCTTACTGAATTCACAAATGCAATTGACAGGAGTCCAGCGAAAGAATCATTGACTCAATATGACCCGAAAGAAGTCAAGAGAATGGTCAAAAATAACGAGCTTGAGATTCATCAGCTTGGAGACAATGATATTTGGTTCGGTGTTAAAAAGACAAAATCAGGCAATGACTTGGTTTCGGTGGTGAACAACACAGGAATTCCCGGAATGCTGAACGTCATCATGGCACGGGCGCTTGAAGCCGGGGTCAATACTTTGGACGCAAGTTCAATCATCACCCCTAAAACACCAAATGGTTTACTACCAACACTTTATGAGCGTTACGGATGGAAGGAAGTAGGCAGAGACAAATTTGATAGAAAATATCTTGTAGAAAAAAGCAAATCTGATACAAAAGCTCAGCACGAGGCCAAAATCGCTCAAAAAGAAGCCGCTTTAAAAATGTTCTGGAAAGAACAAGGATGGGATGGGAAGTCCATGCCGGATATCGTATACATGAAACATGAAGGGAAAATCAATGGAAAACAGACAGCAACAGTTATTGACAAACGCCAAGAAAGCGTATTCGCAGAAGCAATTGGATCAACTAGGCCCACTGCAAAAACAGCTACTAGCAAGATTCGTGGGTCAAGACTCAGCGAAGGACAAGAACAAGGCGTTGTCAGTGGCGCACTTACAGGCGCTTCTGGAGCAAGTGAACGAGTATTACCCAGAGGATTTGATTCCGTTGTCGAAACTATTAGATCAGCCAGTGACGTACAGTTAGAAACAATTGGACTTACTAAAGCTGAGGCTAAAAAGTTTCTTGATAAGTTCGAGAAATGATTTAATAGTATTCCTGATGAGTAATGCAATTGCAAAAGAGATCGAGTCTCAACCAGCAGAATGGTTCCAAGAAGTCCTTGAAAGAGCAAAGGCGCACGGTGATCGCAAGAGAGTTGAGTACTGGAACCCACAAGGGGCTGCAAAGGCTCTCTGGGGTCTTGCACAGGGTAAAAGCTACTCTGCCATAGCAAAGGACACTGGGATCGATAGGAAGACCGTCAGGGAGCTTGAATGGAGGCATGAGGATACTCTCGAAACTAAGCGCAAGGACTTTTCGCGTAAGTACGCAATTGCTGCGGAGGAATATACTGACTTGCTGTTCCAGAAAGCAGAACAACTTGCCGAAGATCCAGAGCAACTAAAGAACATCTCCCCTGACAGACTGGCGTTAACGGTTGGCATTATGACTGACAAGGCTACGCAACTTGCTGGCATGGCAGGTGTGGTGATCGAGCATCGCAAGGGAGCATCTATCGAGGATGCAGCCATTATGATTGCACAGGCTAAGGCGAAGATCGCATCACGGGCATCAACTGTCATTATCGACGTACCATGAAGTGGCGTTCTCACCAGATTCTGACTCCTCCCGCAGAGGATGAGATTGCAGAGATGGAACCAGAGGACTTGGTTCACCTGCACCAGATCTATCATGAGGCGATTGAGAACGCTGAAAAAGATCCATTCCGCTACGGATTTCGTCTACCTCACTGGGGCAAGGCTGAAGAGCAGTTGTCAGAAGTCACTGAGATTGTGGCACTTGGAGGAAACCGATCAGGGAAGACCCAATGGGGCGCGTTCTCCATTGTCCGTGCTGCGGTAGAGAATCCAAACTCAGAGATCTTCTGCTTTGCCCAAACGTCCGAGGTGTCAATTCGTCAGCAGCAGAGTGCCGTGTATGACTGGTTACCAGCGGAGCTAAAGACCAAGCAAACATCTGCGGGGGCTTACATTAGCTACACGAAAAAAAACGGATTCACTGACGGAAGTTTAATCCTCCCTAACGGCTCCCAAATTATCTTTAAGACGTACTCTCAGTATCAAAATAACCCAACGATTCTGGAAGGCGCGGAACTTGGCAGCAGGTCACCAGTGTGGCACAACATTGGCGTATGGCTCGATGAATACTTGCTAGGCCCAGAGCTGATCAACACGCTCAGATTCCGATTAGCTACAAGAGATGCCAAGATGCTGGTTACGTTCACGCCAATTGATGGCTGGACAGAGGTGATCAAGGAGTATCTTGACGGGGCATCCATCGTGGAATCTAGACCTGCGGAACTGCTCAAGGGTGAGCTTGTGCCATACATCCAGAGGTCAAAGAAGAGAAACGCAAGCATTCACTACTTCCACTCTCAGGACAACCCATTTGGAGGCTATGAGCGTATCAAGGAGGCTCTTGAGGGCAGGACACGGGAGGAGATCCTCATTCGTGCTTACGGAGTCCCTGTGAAGTCTCAGGCGACCAAATTTCCTAAGTTTAATACTGCTGTCAACGTCATCTCAAACGACAAGATTCCCACGGAGAATATCACACGGTATCAGATCATCGACCCTGCTGGTGCGAAGAATTGGTTCATGTGCTGGGTTGCGGTTGACGAGACTGGAACATACTATGTCTATCGGGAATGGCCAAGCGTAGATGTGGGTGATTGGGCTGAGTGGAAGAGTGGCAAGTGGGTCGCTGGTGAGGCGGCAAAGGGTCTTGGGTATGGCATCCGTGATTACGTCGAACTGATCCAAAACTACGAAGAGGGCGAAGAGATATTTGACAGATTGATCGACTCTAGGCTAGGTGCTGCTAGGTATCAGGCATCTGATGGTGCTTCCTCGATTATCGAAGACTTAGCTGAGATGGAAATCATCTGCAATCCAGCATCTGGTCTTGATATTGAAGAAGGACTACAGGCGTTGATCAGTAAGATGAGCTACGATACCAGCAAGCCATTGGATTCAGTAAACCGCCCGCACTTTTACATCTCGCAAGACTGTGAGAATATTATTCGCGCACTTGCTGAATACACTGGAGATCAGGGACTTAAAGAAGCATGGAAAGATCCTATTGACGTTCTGCGTTATGCTGCCATTGCTGACTTGGATCACGTTGACGCTACAAAATCACAAATAACAAAACAAGGAAATGGTGGATATTAACTGCTGGAAGCAAGGAGACATTGTCGAGAAGTTGGA